AAAAGCTTTTAAATGCTGATGGTCTACCGGCTGCAGGATGGGTGAACAATGTAAGGCGTGAAGGGGAATCTTTACTTGCTGACTTTATCAACATACCTAAAAAGATTTATACACTCATTAAAAATAAGCAATATGGACGAATGAGCGCTGAAATATATTGGAATCTTAAAGCAAATAACAAAACCTATAAGCGAGTTCTAAAAGCTGTTGCTCTGTTGGGTGCAGATACTCCAGCAGTACAAACTTTAGATGATTTTATAAATCTATATACTGAAAATGAAATTGAATACCAAGAAATCAAAGATTATTATAACATAATACAGGAGACTAATATGGAAGAATTAAAAATCTACCAGGATCAGATTATTGATCTAAAAGCACAACTGAAAGATTATGCTGAAATTAAAGATGAGAATGACAAGCTAATTGCAGAAAATAAAGATTATTCTGAAAAGCTTGAAGCTCTTGAAATTGAGAAAGAAAAAATATACAAAGAAAAGAAGGCTGAAGAAGTTAAAGGCTTTCTCGACAAAGCAGTTGAAGCAGGAAAAATCCTTCCTTCACAGCTTGAAATGTATACACAATTAGCTGAAAAAGAAGAATCTTTTGAGTTGGTTAAAACCATCGTTGAAGCTAACGAGAAGCAAGTTGATTTTTCTGAGAAATCAGAGCATTCAGAACTCGACAAAAACAAGACAGAAGAAGATAAACTTTTTGACAAGGCTACTAAATATGCTGAAGACAAAAAAGTTGATTTCAAAACTGCAATGATTGCAGTTGAAAAGGAGGCCGAATAATGGGTATTTATGGAAATGCTGATACCGAAAGAATGAGTTTCATTGCTGGTTCTGGATGTAAAACATCAACCAGTCAATATAAAATTTGTTATGTACATTCAAGCATGACAGTGTGTGTTGTTGAGACAACTACAAGTTATCCAAATGTAATTGGAGTGATTGATTCATTTCAAAGTGAAAGCTCAGAAGTTGTCAGTGTAATAATGCATGGACTTGCAAAAGTTTATATGGGTGATCAAAGTTGCTCGGCTGGGGATCCTTTAGTTTCCGACAGTGCAGGGGCTGCAATACCTTTTACAGCTTATACTTTAACAGCTATTTACACTGGGACAACTGGTCTTTCTAATACTAATGTAATTCTAGGAACTGCTTTGCAAAGCGGTAGAACAAGTGGTGCAATGATGTGCTATGTAAATACAAATAAGGTTTATACCTAAAAAAGGAGAATGATATGCCATACGGTGGAAATCTACATATAAATAAAGCACTAACTAATATTAGTGTTCAATACAAAAATGCTGAATTTATTGGAGACAAAGTTCTTCAGTCAGTGCCAGTAAAAAAAGAATCAGATGTATACTATACTTGGGTTCGTGATTTTAGAATTGAAGACACAATTAGACAGATCAAATCGCCTGCCAATATGGTAACTTGGGGAGTTTCTACTTCTGCCTATGTTATGAATGAGTATGCACTTGCTGATGTTGTGACTGATAGAGAGATGGACAATGCTGATTCACCTTTTAGACTAAAGGCTGATGCAACCGAATTTCTAACAGAAAAAATCATGCTTGATAAAGAAAAGAGAATTGCGGATCTTATGTTTACCACTGCTACATGGGGAAATAATGCAAGTCTTGCCACTGCAACATCATGGGTTTACAACACAACTACTTCAGCGCCTATTCAGAACATGCTTTCTGCAACAGGTCTTATTTTGCGGGAGTCTGGAAAGATGGCGAATACTGGTATTCTTGGATGGGAAGTTTTCGAAGCGCTTAAAGAAAACCCTAACATATATAACAGAATTCAGTATGTAAGTGAAGCATTTGTAACCGAAAAAATTCTTTCAGCTGCTTTTGACCTTGAAAAGCTGTATGTTGGAAAGGGTTATTATGATCCTAATAGAGAAGGAATTGCAGAATCAATGACTGCTCTTTGGGGAGATTATGCCTGGATAGGTTACATTAACCCTTCTATGGGTTTAAGACAAGTTTCTGCAGCTATTAACATAACTAAAGGTAAGGGCTCAACTGTTAAATCTTGGAGAGATAACGCTATTGACGGCGAATATATTCAAGTTTCACAGATGAGCGTTCCCAAGGCCGTTGCAACATCATGTGCTTTTATATTTAGTTCTGTGACTGTTATTTAATATTATGGCAAGGTGGAGGCCATAACTCCACCAAACTTTTTAGGAGAAAATCAAAATGACTGAAAAAAATGAATTGACCATGAAGGCAAAAGATGAAAACGTGAAGGCTCTTGACGATTCGTTAAAAGAGCAATTTTCCGTTAAGAACATTGCAAAGATTTATGAGATCGAAAAGCATGTTTCCACGAATTCAGGGGAAAAGACCAAGATAATAGAAGTAAAGCAATATAAGAATGGTGTAACGAAAAGGCGTGTTGTCGAAGTTGTTAAGGCGAAGAAGAAGCGACAAACAGTACCGAGAACATTGGAATCATTAAAAGAGAAAAAGAAAGATAAGGAATAAATAATGTCATATTCTACTATTACATCAATCTTGACTATACTTCCAGGATTACCACAGACAACAACAGCTAATGGATATACTGAAACAGCTGCAGTTGTATCTGCTCATATCACAAGAGCCGATTCGATGGTTAATTCAAAGATTGCCAAAAGATATACTGTTCCCATTACGGATGCCCCTTTATTGACTACTATTAGTGAAGACATTACAGCATATTTCACATATAGAAGTTTTTATTCACAGGACAACCTTAACAAGAATGATTATTTTGAGGAATTGAAAGTTGAAGCGATGAGTTGTCTTGATGATATCAGGAAAGGTGACATTGATCTTGTAGATAGTTCGGGAAGTGTAATAGTAGAAACCTCAACAGAGAATTTTCAAAGCGTAGATAGCACAACCAGAGGAGAACAGACTTTCTTTGACACTGACTCCCCTTTTAGCTGGAAATTTGACGAAGAAAGACAGGATGATATAGATGGCAGGCGTTAAATTAAAGGGCATTGAAAGTTTGAATAGGAAACTGGATAACATGATTCAGAGAACTTCTAATTATGCGCCAGCCTTTAAGATAATTGGACAAATAGGACTTGCAGATATATTGAGACATTACAGAGATGAGTCCGGCCCTGGTGGTCGATGGGAAGCATTGAAAACAAGACAAGGAAAGATATTGCAGGATACTGGCCGGATGAGAGGAGCAACAAAGGCTTTTACAATGCCGGATAGATCGATATTGATAAACAATGTATCCTATGCGTCACACCATCAGTATGGAAGAGGAGTCCCGAAAAGAGAATTTATGTGGATATCAGACAAGGCCACTCAGTTAATGATAAAGACTTTAATGAGATATTGGATAACAGGTAAATAAATGTCATTTGATGTAACAACAACCAGGGAAGCAATCAGAAGTTTTATTGAAAAGAATAATACTACAACTTCAGGATATGATATTTCATCCGGTCTAAATACCAGAGTAAAAAACGTGTTCAAGGGGTTTTCAAAAGACAAGCCTATTCCAAACAATCAATATCCTGTTGTATGGGTAGAACTTAAAAGCAAGGAAGAAGAATCTATTTCAATAAGCAGAAGTTCGTCAAGAGATATAACAATGGACTTTAATATTAGGTGTGTTGTCAACTATGGGTTTGGTGTTTTCGATGGTCGGGAAGAATCCGATGATGAAATGTATCAACTTGCAACAAACATTGAAACACTATTCAGGAACAATATAAAAATATCAAATACTGTTGAATGGGCAAGGCCCTCAACATCAGAATATGATGTCATAGAGCACACAGAAAAAACATGGAACAGCATTGCAGACATTGCATTGAATGTATACAAGAAAGTTAATAGTTAAGGAGAATTACTGATATGCTAACACCTAAAGAAGTTCTAAAACAAAGTGAAGCAGCCTTTGGACAATGGCAAGAGATTTGGGATTCACACGCTGAGAAGAATGGCAAGAAATGCAAGGAAGATGGGAGAAGTCAAAAAGAATTACTATTTTGTGGAGCTGGAAAAAAGCTTGTATGTGTTGGGATGGGCTCAAGTCTGGAAGACCACATCGAAACCTTACAGAATAAGGATGAAGGAATTGATATTGCCTGTGTTGACAAAGCCTTTTTCTATCTCATGGAAAACGACATAAAGCCTAAATTTGTTTTTCTTGCTGATGCTGGAATATCATATGACAATTATTGTGAAAAATATATAGATGATACTGAAGATGTTATTTTAATAACTAATGTGACCGCCAATGTTGACTGGTCTCTCCAATGGAAAGGGCCAGTTTATTTTTATGTAAATAAAGACAATATCAAGACAGAAGAAAGATATTCAAAAATATCAGGTTGTCAAGAGATTATTCCGGCAGCATCCAATGTTGGGAATTCTATTATTGTGTTCTCAACTCAAATATTTGGATATGATGAATACTTGCTTGTAGGGTATGATTATTGTTTTGGTTATGATGACAACTATTACGCTTTTGAAGACAAAGACAAACGATATTGGATGAACCATCATATCATGGTCGATAGAATAGGCCGATTAGTCAAGACCTCTCAGAACCTTTTGTTTTCAGCCAGATGGTTGAATGATTTTGGCGATACTCAGTTGAAGCAAAGAGGCGTGAAAGTCTTTGATTGTTGCGGCAAGGGAATTTGTGGTTTTCCTTCTGCTAACTTATCCAGGAAAGTTAAACATAAAATAAGAAAGTTAAATGATATAGAGAAACAACAGATTTTCAATGCATCCAAACAGCAAATTGTTATAGATGCCAGTGAAGGTAATGAAAAATTGAATAATACATTACAGAATAATAATGTTACTGATATTGTCGTGAATTATGTACCACAAAGAATCATCAATATTATAGAGGCATAATATGAAGAAACTAAAATATGTCGGGACAGTGAATATTTTTATACCTGAAATAAGTGTTGGTTTACCTTCAGGAGATAATATTATCACGGTTACTGAAAAACAGTTTAACGGTTTATTGAATTATAAAAGCGCAGATAAATGTCAATTTGAGGAAGTCAAGGAACGTAAAGCTCCAGAGCCACGAATTGAAATTAGGCAGGAGGAAGGACAATGACAGTTGGAGACGGCACACCTTTTTTAGGGTATGATAGTGCGTTCGGAGTTGCAAAACAGGTTACAAGTACAGCCGGCTTTGTTACATCAACCACATTCTTAGAATTTAATACAGAGTCTCTTGTCATGACAAGGGAAGAAAAGAAACTTGAATCAATAAACACAACTAGGGATTTTACTAAAAGATTTCAGGGGGTTGAGTCTGTTGAGGGAAGTGTTGATTTTGATTTAAATGTTGCATCTGACGCATGTGTAAATATTTTAAAACAAGCCATGGGCGGAACAGTCACAAGTGTTGCCAATACTGCAACAGACCAATACACTCACACTATTTTGGCTGGAGATATGGACAATAACGCCACAGCTGGCGCAGTTGACATGAGAGGGCTTTCTATAGCTGTCAGAAAGGGAGACACTCACACTTGGAATTATGAATTGATGAGAGTAAACACACTTTCCATTTCTGGTGAAATAGGGGAGACAGTAAAAGTCACAGCTGAAATGATGGGAAAGACTGCAAGTATATCTGTGACTATTCCAACAGTTGTTTTGACTGATGAAATTCCAGTAATATTTACAGGTGTTACTATTAAGACAGGTGATTCAGTTGGGAACCTTAGCGAAGAATGTTTTAAATCTTTTGAATTCACTTTAAATAATAATCTTGATGGTGATCAAAGATGTCTTGGGTCAAGAACAAGGGCAATGATCCCAGCACTTAGAAGGGAAGTAATGTGTACATTTTCACAAAGATTTGATACATTGACCGCATGGAATCGTTTTATTGGTAACACAGCAACAGCCATTCAAATTAACCTGGAAGGAATTACAACAATTGGTGCTGGTGCTGGCGATACTACAGTTTATTCAATGTATATCAATCTTCCGGAATGTTATCTAAACAGCAATACTCCACAGGTTGGTGGTGTTGATGTATTGGAACAGGATTTGGAATTTGCAGCAATGAGAAATACTTCTGTTGGGGCAGCTGTCAACATGGTTGTGTACAATGGAACAGCAAATTACGATTAAAAAACTTAAAGGATAAATAAATGTCAAAATTACTGAACTTAGACAAACTTGTAAAACCAGATAAAAACGTTATTTTAGATGGTACAGAATGGAGACTTCCGAATTCACTTAGTGTTCAAGCAGCTTTGAAAATGAGGGACTTGGGAGAAAAGCTTCAGGTTGAGCCAACCATCGACAACTTAAATGAAGCGTATAGACTTTTATATGATGAGTTTGACAACTATAATGACAATTTTATGAAATATGAAAAATTCACAACATATCTAGACATTGATAGATATACCGCATTGTGTAATTTCATTGCTGGAATTGATGAGGAAGAAGAGACAGAAGAAGTCGACCCTTCAAAAAAAAACGAACAACCAGAATTAGAGAAAAAGACATAGATATGCATAAACTCATAGGGGACTTTGCAAAATACTTTACAATGTCCCCTGTTGAGGTTTTAGAAATGAAGTGGTTTTTGTTCCTGTCTTTTACTGAATACATGGCCGATGAAATAGAAAGAAAAAACAAAGCCGAGAAGAAGCAAAATGCCAACAACCGAAAAACTAACGCTCGTAATAAATAGTGACTCGAAAAAGGCCGCCACTGATTTGAGAAATTTGGCTGGTCAGCTTGATAAGGTTGATGTTTCAGCCGGTAAAGCAGATAAAGAAGCAAGTGGTCTTGGTAAAGCTTTTTCTATTGCCAGTAAAGGTGCTTTGGCTCTTGGTGCTGGATTACTTGGTGTTGCGGCCGCTGGCCTGAAGGGTGCTGCAAAGCTTGAACAGACTTACATTTCTTTAGAAGTTATGACAGGCAGTGCAAAACAAGCAGCAAAGACTCTTGCAGAACTTGAAAAATTTGCTCAATTCACACCCTTTAAAACTGATGAAGTACTTGCAGCTGGAAAGACTCTTATCGCATTTGGTGAATCAACCGAAACCGTTACATTGACACTACAGAGGCTTGGTGATGTTGCATCATTGACAGGTGAAAGAACATTACAAGAAATGTCTGTAATGTTTGCTAAGATGAGACAGGCCGGTACAGTTTATACGGAAGACCTAAATCAATTGATGGAGGCAGGGGTTGATGTTTGGGGTGAACTTGGAAAAATAACCGGTAAAAATGCAGTCGAATTGAAAAAAATGGCATCCCAGGGAAAAATAACTTCAGACCAAATAGAACAAGTTTTTATTAACATGACTAAAGAAGGCGGTAAGGCTTTTAATATGATGGCCAAACAGTCCGCATCTTTAACTGGCATGTGGTCAACTACAACCTCCATATTTGACAAATTAGCTTCAAACATAGGTGCAAAGCTTTTACCAATGGTTAAAAGTGTTCTAAAAGTTATAATAGATAATCAAGACGCAATTATGAAATTTGGTTCTATTGTTGGTTCTGTTCTGGTAAGTGCTTTTACTACTTTGGCAGCTGTTGCAAAGTTTGTCTGGGATCAACTAATGGATGTCAAGGCTCTTTGGGACTCACTCGGACCAACAGCGCAAAAAATGGCTATAGGAATTGCAATTGCTGTTATTGCAATAATGAGTTTAAGAAAAGCATTCATGCTGTTGAAAGTTGGAATGATGGCAATGTCTGCTTTTGCCGCTGCCAACCCTTTTGTTTTAATTGTTGCCGGGATTGTTATTTTAGTTTTTGCAATTGCCAAATTAAGAAAACACTGGGATTTAGTTGTAGCCGCTTTGGGTATTGGATTGGCAACAGCAATTGACGGTTTTGAAATGATGGGCCAGGCCGTAAAAGCTGCAATATTTACTTTATTGAGTTGGTTATTAAAAGCCTTTGGAATGATGTTTAGTCCTATAATAAAAGGTATAAATCTAGTAATTTCAGCTTATAATAAGTTTGCAGGAAAAGCCGTTGCACCGATTAAAAATATGGCTCTTGAGGGCTCCAAATGGGCCGCCCACCATGCCAATCAAGCTACAAAAAGAATGGATGAAATCACGAAGGGAAGCAAGAGAAGTGCTGATGCTCAAAGGGCATATAATAAAGCAGTTGTTGACAGTAAAAAGAAAGACTCCAAAGACGATGTAAAAAACAAGAAAAGTTCTGATAAATCAATGGTTGACAGTACCACCAGAACAACTAAAAAGATGGCTGCAGCAAATAAAAAAGCAGCTGCCAATGTGAAATCAGAATGGCAAAAATCTATTGATGCTGTGAAATCCACAATGGATTCTTTTGGTTCCCAGTTTTCAAATGCTATGGGAATGTTAAATGAAATAGTTGGCGGTGTATTTGATAACCTTATAGATTCAACAACTTCATTTTATGACAGTCAGATATCAAAGCAAGAAGAAGAATTACAGAAAAGATTAGAGGCCGAAGGACTAGCAGAACAATCAGCAATTGAAAAGATGAAGACTGAATTAAAAGCTTTGCAAATAAAATTATCAACAGAAACAGATGCAATTGAGAAGAAGAATCTTGATGAAGAGATATCCGAGAAGCAAAAACAAATAAGAAAACAGGAACTAACAGACCAGACAGCCAAAGAGATTCAAAGAATTGAAGCAGAAAAATCAGCTAAACTAAAAAAATTAGCTTATGAACAAGCAGTATACGAAAAAGCCACATCAATCACAAGTGCTGTTATAAATGGCCTTTTGGCTGTTGTAAGTGCCTTAACTTTACCACCTCCATATGGTTTTATAGCTGCAGGTATTACAGCGGCTCTAGTAGGTGCTCAAATTGGCGTAATGGCAGCAACACCAATTCCGGCAGCCGAAGACGGTGCTTTAATTCAGGGATCATCAGCCGGTCAACTAATAAGAGCGGGTGAAAACAATAAATCCGAGCTAATAGTGCCTTTTGAAAATGAAAGTGTAATGTCTAAAGTTGGTGGCGGTTCAACTGTCATAAATATTGAGAATCTTTATGGAGCTGACGATGTTCCGGACAAAGTGGCAAAGGCTTTTGATAAAGCTTTTTTTAAGTTAAAACAAGACGGAAATAGTAGGTTTGCAAAAGCATGAAAAACTTTTTGTTTTTAGGAATAAATAATGTATGCTCTCAAACAATAAAGGTAGGCAATGGAACGTCTACCGCTGTTAATTTATATGATAATGATTTAAATACAGACTGGGAAGCAGGGACAACAGCCTCATGGTTATCTGTCAATATGGAGTCTTCGGGGAGTTATTATTACTACCCTCCTGATGGAAGAATAACAATAACAACTTTAATATTAGAAGGCATAAACTGGAAACGTTTTAGGATAAATGATGGTGTTCAAACTTCGGCAGCTGCCAGACTATACACTGGCCCCACAACGGTTGCAGATTTTGTAAGTAATTCAGAGACATCATTATTTCTTGTTATCAACCCATATATAGGCGGTGTTATTTATACGATAACGGTGCAACAAACTTTTGATAGCACAACCGCAAAATGCGCTCAATTTAAGCAAGTCGCACAAATTATGGAGTTAGATAATAATCCATCGGCCAAAGGATACAAGCCGGTAATAAAAAGAACAGCATATGAACATGAAATGCAAGACGGAGGGGTTGTCATATATGAAATTAACAAAAAGTTTCAAACATCTATATTTGTCGAGAATATAACCGATACGGAGAGAGACAAGTTATTTGAAGTATTTAGTTATTCAGACAGCTTTCACTTTGTCCCAAATGCAACTGGTACCGCTTGGGATGCTAAATATTATACATCTGAATGGATTGGTGACTTTGAATTTTACAATTATGTTGACAATAATTATGATAATGGATACAAAGGAACTTTGAAAATTGTGGAGGCCAGCTTTTGAATTTTACATTTTATAAACAATTATTTTATACAACAACTCACATTGATTCATTTTCGCCTGAATCCCCGAATTCAATGGCAGTTGATGATTATAGTTATTTTTTTGACAGAAAGAATAATACATCTTTTGCCCCAGGCACATTGTATCTTGATTTTGGGGAAACCGTAACAGTGGATGCAATGATTTTTGATCAATTTCGCTTAAGATACATAGAAGCAAGGTCTAATAGTAGACCCATAGGAACTGCGGCATCATTTGGATTTATGCAGTATTACATTGGAGATGATGACACAATTTATACGAATGCAACTTTCGATTTATCAGATACTACATTTTCAAGTGCTTTTGTCAAGTTTTCTTATTCTACGGTGACAGCATCAAAACCTAGTCATAGTTACAGAATAACTATGAAGAATCCCCCAAGCACAAAAAGTTTAAATAGAAATTTAATGCTATTAAATAAACTTTTTGAATTCTCTTATAATCCTGATGCATCAGATTATGATGTTATAATAACACCAAGAGAATTCAATCATAAAATTGCAAATGGTGGTGTTAAAAAAGGTAAAATCAGCAATTCTTCAAGATTTGATATTAGTCTAGATTATATTAGTGTGGATGATTATAATAGTCTAAAAGATGTATATGAACAGAATGAATCATTTATTTTTGTTAGTAAACCAACATCAACAATGTACTGGGATTCTCTTTATTATAAAGTTAATTGGGTGGGAGACTTTGAATTTGAAAGATTTACAGATAGCTACAAAGGGTTAGGATACAAGGGGTCCATTTCTCTTGCAGAGGTCCCCAAGTGAGTCTTCAAAAATTATTAAAACGGCAAAAACATCAGGTATTCAGAAGAATCTATATAAAAAGGCGTGAAACTGATGGTGACTTTGAAGTGTCTTGGTATCAAATGCCAGCCGATGACATTATGAAATATGGAACTATATCATTTGCTATAAACGATGCTTTGTTAAACTTCCAGGACACTTCAGGGATTAATTTTAAAATGTCTAATATCAATGGAAAGTATTACGATATTACACAAAACCAATCTATATTTTATGATAAATTTGCAATCAAAAATTCATTGGTAAAAGTTGAGGCTGGTTATACAGACGACGATGGAACAGAATTCCCGACCAATTCAGCTTTATTTGTTGGGCTTATATCAGGGTTTGAATATTCGGACGACATGACAGCAAGCTTTAATTGTAAACAATTATCAAATATATTTGAAGAATTCAGGGCCGATAGAATTGCTGGACTTGGAACCACTCAAACAGCAAGTGAAATCATGGAGACTATAAGAGATTATCAAGATACCAATCTAGTGTATTATTTTCAGAAATATATATCAACTACAGTCTGGAATATTGAAACAACTACAACATATTACAATATGGCCACAAGCACTACCTTAAATAGCAGAACAGTTTGGCAGTTGATGCAAGATCTTGCTGTTGCAGAAAACTTTTATATTGATGTTGGTAATGATCAGTCTTTTACTTTTGCAGCAAGGGCCGACATTTCCACAACTGCCGATTTTAAATTTTCTGGTGTTGGTGATAACTATTTAACTTGGGGTTTTAATATAATTGGTAATCTCAAAGCTGGATTTAATTATAGCAAAGTATACAACAGAATAAACGTCAAACATGATGTTGCTGACACCACAACTTCTTATTATTTCAAAAATGAAGCTATGGTTTGGGGGGAGAGTTCAAGCTCTTTTAAATATGGTACTAAAGAATTTAAATATGAGAATGAATTTTTAAATGCCTCAACAGCTGCCGTAATTGTTGACAATATTTATGATGAATATGTTGACCCAAAAGAAGAGGTAACTTTTATTGCAAAGTTTGTTCCACAGCTAACTTCAAATGATAGGGTGGCAGTAACTTGTAAACCTTTTGCTGATGCTGCTGGTGCTCAATGGGATTTATTTCTCTGGGATCAAGTTGTTGGCTTGGAATATCAAAAGCCCTATTTTCCAGCAGTATGGGCAACGCAAAGAGGATATTCTGTTGATATCGAAGAACATGATTATAGATTGATTTCTTTGGAACATAGCATTGATGAATTTACAACAGGCGTAATTTTACGGGATTTATAGGAGAGAAAATGGCATATAGTGATGTAAGTAATAAAAGTTCTGGAGATGTGGCAAAGTCTGCAGATTTTAATCAAGTAATGGATAATATAAGAGCACTGAAGGGTGGTGCCGTTGGTGATGCTCCACTTTCCAATATTGCGTCTTTAGCAGGCTCGACCGCTTTGGTAGGTGACATTTTAACCTATGCAGGTGTTAGCGTTCCTTCAGGATCTTTACTATGTGATGGATCTGCAATATCAAGAGGAACATACAGTGGACTTTGGGCTGTTATGGATTTAGACACAGGAGTTCTCGGTATTTCTGAGGCCAATCCTGGCCAAGCTTCAAAGGTTGCTCATGGTTTTATCACTGGTGATTTAATCCATTTGACAACTACTGGAACTTTACCAACAAATTTAGTAATAAATACAGAATATTTTGTGATTTATATAAGTGCTGACATGTTTGGATTTGCAACATCTTTAGTAAATGCACTGGCAGGGACATATATAAATACTACTGGAGCAATACAATCAGGAACGCATAATGTTTGGTCAACACCCTGGGGAATTGGTGATGGGACTTCAACTTTTAACATACCTGATTCTGTTGGTTTGGTTCCTAAAGGACATGGAACAGGAACAGTAAATGGTAATTCTAAAGTCGGCCCACCATTTGGAGCTGTACAGGAAGACAATGTCCAAGGCCATAGACATACATTTAGAGATTACAGCGGGGCAAATTATGCAGGCGGTGCCAATCATGCCCTGAATAACTTAGGGGCTTTTGACCAGAGTATTTCGGGAGCCGTAACAGACCCCATTACTGATGGGACAAATGGAACACCGAGAACAGGATTAAACACTAGAGAAAGTACATTTGGCGTAAAATTTTATATAAGGTATGAATAAATGATAGTATACAAAATAGATAAACAAGGTAAATTTTTAAATGAGCATACTTGCCAGACTTGTCCAATAACAAAAGGTTGGTTGTATCCTTCATTCTATACTGACAAAAAACCACCTATTGTTGCAGACTTTGAAAAGGCCGTTTATAATGGCAGCAAATGGGACATAAAATCCAATTATATCGGTAAACCTATTCATGACATAAACACAGGGTTCAAATATATCTGTGTAAACGATTACATCAATGAGGGTTTTACTGATATAGAGCCGCCAACACCATTTTATCATGAATTTGTAAATAAGAAATGGAAGGAAGTCAAAGTCAAGAAAGATGCATATGATTTAGAACAAGTAGAAACCAACAAAGAGATAATGATTCAAGATAAGATTAGAGAAATTGCTATTGAAGCTTTAATAGCTGAAGGCAAAATATAAATGAAAAAGGAAGTAATTAAAATGTCATGGAGAAAGAAGCTGCAATTAAAACTATTTATTCTATGGTCATCAGCGGTGGTTTTGTTCTTATTATCAGCCTTATTGCATTTAGCGTAAATAAGGTCATAAAAACAATTGATGATAATAAAAAAGAAATTGAAAAAGAATTATTTGAATTTAAAGGAACAGTTAAGGAACAATTGGCAGAACAAAAAAAAGATTTAGGAGAAGCATTTTCAAGAATTAGAGACAATGAGACCTTGATTGCTATTATAAAAACTCAACACGACATGAACCATAAAAGAGGTGACAAAAATGACAGCTGAAAAGAAAAATGAAATAGATACAAATCAGGAAGCAGTTGTTGAAATTGCAAAAATGGCTCTAAAGAAAAAGAACTTCTGTAAAGTCACAATTTGGTTGTCAATAATATCGGCTGTTTTAATTGTGTTCTTTGTTACTGGTGGTCTGGATTTAATAATAAAAATAATGTCTAAAGTGGGTATAAAATGAAATCAATATATATTATGTTTATGTCGATGTTAATATTTACAAGCTGCAACAGCTTTGAGCCTCATGTTGACAATACACAGCCGCAATCATGCAATGATCAAATAACCTTCATGAAACTAATAGTGAGAAGTAATGGTATGTTTTCCAAAGACGGAACAACTGCATTTTTGTCTCTGTTGACACTTACTTATGCAGACTGTAAAAAAGATAGGGAGCTTTTCAAGAATGTGGAATGTTTTAATAAAAGTGTCAAGATAATATATGGCGATAAATTACTTCCCGCTAAAGAGAATTACCAGAAATATAATGAACTAAAGACATTGATTGAGAAGTGCAAGGGAATTTAAGTCTTTTTCTCTGTATGTATATACTTTTTTTTCTTGATGGTTAATGAGTAAAACACCACATACACACAAGAAATCAATGGAGATAACAACCACAAAACACCCTTCACAGCCTGTTTGATATATTCTTTCATTTGGTTCCCCCTGGAATTGAACCAGGGCTCCATTTATAATAAAGTGTGTGGAGGTACTTTGGAGTGAATGCAGGGCTCCAGCCGAAACCTAAAAGGGCTTTTCACCCTTATTGGACACTTTCGCCTGTCAAATTCCAATCTTAAAACGTAACATTAAATTAAACTGTTTTTATATTTCCAGCCCTAAAGGGCAAGGATGAACTATTTTAAATTCCTTTTAATATAGAAAGATTCTTTGATTTTTTTATTCTTTCTATCTATGATATAATTCAATAATACCAATATAATAAATACTATGACAATTAGCTCTACCATGTCCGTATAAACCATATGATAAATCCTAATAAATTACACTTTATGAATAGTAAAAACAGACCTACTCCAACAACTGCAATTGAAATCATTTTAAATATGAATGATATATATATTGCATCCATTACCGGAACCATAGCCCTATTGAATATATTTTCTGTTCTACCTGGAACAAAGCCCAATCATATTCAATTGCAAAACCGTTTGTATCTTTATAATTAGTGTGAGCATTTCCAAATGGATCGATTACAATAACAGTGTTTTTCTTTTTGTTATATCCGATTATGCAGTTATAATGACCGCCTACATATGATATAGAACTGAAATTACCAAGAGCCACAACAGGAATTCCCCTGTCAATAGAATCAATGATATCAGAATATTGATTCCTCCATGCTAGCCAGACTTTAGAATAGATATATTTCTTAATTACATAAGCTTCAATTGGGATTGCCTGGAATGGCTTAAAATCATCTGAAAACATCCAGCTTGATTTGTTAATGTCAATGATTTCTTGTTTTTCTTTATCGGTTAAATTGAGGCATTTCTTTACAAGCCAATCGGCAGTCTGCAAAGCAATAGTTCTTTTGAATTCAGGCTTTAGAAACTCAATTGCAATTGCTGCAGAAGATGGAAAACAAGCAACTCCAGAATATGACTGGTTATCACGTTGTGTTGTGTCGATTTCTTTAAAAACATCTAAATCAAGTGTTTTCATCTTGGCCACCTTTGAACTATAATATTTACATAATTTCATAATGTCAATAACTTTTTAAAGTTTTTTTGATGTGCACAGTTATGAACCAAACAATCCAATTTTCTACCATCAATTATTGTAAAAGCACAATGAGAACAGGGGCTCCCAAGTGTATCCAGTTGATTGTCAACATAATGACATTCGTGAATGAATTTAGCTTCACACTCAAAAATAAATCTCACTGCACAATCTTCACAGTGCTCTTTATCGAATTTCTTGTCAATTTTTACAGCTTTAAATATTTCCATAATCAACTCCACGTTTTATTATAAACCAATAGTAACAAATTAGTTAATTAAAGTCAAGTTTTTTATAAAAAAATGTTGACAATATAAATAAATTTATTACTATATACATATAAAGTTAATGGAGGCTTACAAATGGCAAAGTTTAATTTACAAGATTATGAAACGGTTGATAGTAGAATTAAAAAGTTCTACGATGACCACAAAGATGGAAGAATTACAACAGAACTTGAGAAAGTAAGTGATGATTTTGCAACAGTAGTTGTGAAAGCATATGTGTATATTGAAGAAACTCTTGTTTCTACAGGATATGCAATGGAGATTAAAGGTCAAGGATTTGTCAATAAAGAAGCATGGCTTGAAAACTGTGAAACCAGTGCGATTGGTAGGTCACTCGCAAATTATGGATATTCAGGGTCAAAGCGTCCATCTAGGGAAGAGATGTCAAAAGTCAATGATTCAAATAATAGTAATGTTGAAATATTCCAGGAAATCAAAGACAAGCTTGAATTATCTGAAAACCTGAATGAGCTTAAAGGAGTTTGGACACTGATTACAGAAAACAACCAGATATTAAATCAAGAGCAAATCAATGGCTTGATAGGACTCGGCAAGAAACGAAAACAGGAGCTTGAAAATGCTAAGTGAACTAGACAAGATTGAGCAAAGGATTCTCTGTGATTTAAAGATCTGTGGAGACAGTGACCCAAAAGAAAAAAGTGTTCTACTCAGAATTTTAAAAGATATTGAAGAAGTCAGGAGTGAATCAAATGATAATCAATAACTGTGAACAAGGCACTCCAGAATGGTTTGATTTGAAATGTGGTGTTATATCAGCAAGTAATTTTAGCAAGCTAATTACACCAACCGGAAAAATTACCACTGGAGAAACTAGAAAGAAATACCTTTATACGTTGGCGGCTGAAAGGCTGTCAAGCGTATCAGAGGATACTTTCAGCAATCAATGGATGCAACAGGGCGTCGAGCGTGAAGAAGAGGCACGCAAGGTACTGTCTATTGAGTACATGACAGAAATAGAAGAGGTCGGCTTTTGTCAACTGGATGACAGTCAAAAAATAGGCTGTTCACCTGATGGGATTAACCAGGCTGATAAAATTGGTTTTGAAATCAAGTGACCAAAGCAATCGACACATGTACAGTATTTGATTGACAACAAAGTCCCAACAATATACATTCCACAAGTACAGGGGTCATTGTGGGTTACTGGTTTTGATAAAGGGATATTTGAATCAT